AGCATTGACAATAACATTATCAGATAATGACCACCTATCAGGATCTAGCGGATTAAACCTAGCGTAGCTGCTGTGATCTTGAGTGTAGAATGCAATTGCTTCTGCTTCATTAGCAGTTATAGCAAAAGCATTATTTGTTTTTTCTGATAACGGACCCCAAAAATTATTACCGCCAGTAATTAATCTTGTTGTCCAATAACGAGCTTCGGTTTCAATACCAATTAAACCTAGTTCATTCTCTGGTCCATAAGCTCCTCGTGCCGAGGCATCCCAATAAGTTAGAGTGTTATCAAGAACCATGTCACCAGTTTCCCATGAAATCATAGGACCACTATATCCGTTTTGGCTTTGGTTAGCTATTTCTTCTGGCGTAATCCCTGCAAACCCTCTGATCTCTGCAAGATCTTCACTCCATTGTTTGTTTTGGATTTGTTCTGCTCGCCTAAAATGAGAGATACCTTTTGCCCTCATTGCTGCTTGATTATTCATAGGTTTATTATAGATATTATAAGCTTTGACATCATCCCAAAACTTTCCTAACTCAGGAAGAGATTCCATTTCTCTTTTGTTTCTTCTAAGATCCAATTGTTCTTTAAGTTTTTTTTGGTTCTCTAAAGCATATGCATTTTGTTCAGCAACCACTGGATCCCAGTTATCTAAATATCCCATTACTCGCTCCTCATTTTATTGTGGTTGTTTGAATATTCAATGTATTGGTCCATCCACGCAGAAGAATCTTTTGTAACTGGTTCTCCATATTTACGATTCATTGAGTACTTCCAGCTATATGTGGGTGCCCTTCTGGGTTTTTTTCCGGGTGCGAGAGGATCTAAAGTATATGAATAAGTAGGATATCTTTGGTCCGTAGACCACTGTTGTTTCTCTCCCATCATACCCTGCCAACCCAGATTAATATTAATTTTTTCTGATTCATTTGGAAACAAGGATGGAGGAATATGTAAAGCATCATAGAGTTTATAGTCACCGCCCATAACCTGAAGACTTACATGTCCATCATCGTTGTAACCGTCAATAGAAATTTTAGGAACAAATGACTTGTTATCTTCTCTTTGTTCTTTAGTTGCTCCTAATGTTAGTGTAGGCATGTTTCCTGAGCTAACTGCATTAATGAATGTAGGTAGTCCTGTTTCAACTCCTACCCTATCAGAAATTAAATCGAAGAATGCACCTGTTGTTATATTTAATTGAGCTAGTTCAGCTAAAGCTGTATCTTGTTCAGCAGTAAGTGTGTTTTGTATAGCTTGTTTAGCCATCTCATATCTAGCTATTTGACCAGCTTCGTTTGTTGGTGTATGAAGTAACACTTGCACAGCTAATGATTCATTAGGATCTCTAAGTAGCCGTTGCTGAGGATCATTTAGTCCACCTAGCGACATCCCTGACATAGGTCTTAATAAAGTTCCATATCTTGGATCTAAATTTTCTCTCATTACCAATGCTCCTTTTTCATTTGGAGCCATAACACCACTTGCAGAGCCAATAGAGTTTAACCCTAAGCCAGTACTTTGATCAGAAAGAAGACTTGCCATTGCTATTCTACTTGTTGGTGACCCGGTTCCTATGCCGCCAGAATCTGTATTATCTTTAAGGTTTGTTCTTCTTCGCATTTCGTAAAAACCTGCCTGAGCCATATTAGTAGTAGTGCCTGCTCCTCCACCTTGCATTGGGAATGCATTAACAGCTCCTTGAAAATTAATTTCATAAGCTACAATAGCATCAATCCACATTTCTCTAAAGTGCGAATACTTAGCAAGCTCACCGTAGGTGTCATCATATCCAGTGAAGTGCGACCAAGACCTTTCTCCTCCTCCAAACAACATTCCTTCATATGCAGTCCAACCAAGGTTTTGTCCNTTTGCTACAGCAGTTACTGAACTGTTTCCCCATTGGTTGTTATTATCTTCAAAAAGATGTCCCTCGAACTCATCACCAGCGTTGTGAATTTTACGAGCTTTTAAGAGATCTGTAAACACTTGTGAAGATAGAATTGCTCCAGCTGTAGACATCTCTCCTGTAGCCGGATCTCTAATAGGGTATGTAGCAGGGAGAGCAGAGAGGAAACCTTTTGCGCTGTTTTCTGGTGATACGCCCCCAATTGGCATTCCTTCTGAATGAGCTTGTGCATATAAAAGATCCAATGCATCACCTAATTCAGGGTTGTCAGAATTCGATAGCTTACCCGCACTTTGGTTTCTTTGAAACATGGCAGTTGAAACACTCATCGTTGGGTTATTGCGCAGGTAGCCGGGATCATCGTTAACAAGACCTAGAGAATAATCTATTTCCCCAGTAGATGTACCTATGTGGGCAGCTTCTTGAACATTAGCAAACAATCCAGCTACGCTTTCCTTCCACTCTGCAATAATATTTTCTGGGGGCTGTGCCCAGATGGCATCAGAAAGATTATATAAAGCAGTAAGAGAATATTTTGAAAAAGTATCGTCTGCATTAGATGCGTGACCAATAAGGTTATCAAGGATTCCACCTGTTCGTGCAGTAAAGTGAATTAATTGGCTCTTCGGTTCTCCTGTTTCGTCGTGCCAGTATAATGTATCAGATTCTCCTGAAGGAGTATACCCAAACTGCCTCATTTCATTAAGCATATATGTTAATCCAGCTGCGGCAGCTTTTCCTTTAGGGGAATCTACTCCAGAATTACCTATTTCTACTTGTAATTGTTTTATTGCAGCAACAACTGGCTGAACTAGATTCGCATCCCAACCGCCCATTAAGCCTACGCCACTATACTCTACATACAAAGGTAACAAAGCATGGTCTACAGCTGTTTCAAACTCAGGATTAATTACACCCCCACTACTAACAATACTTGTAATCCCACGACCTCCAGCTTTGTTGGTTAAGAAAGATGATAAGCGTTCTTCTGGTGGTCTATCTAAAGAAAGCCCACGTTTTCCTTGGGTAGCTAACGTCATTGTTCTTTCTAATCTTGAATAAGCTGATTGTCTTTTTAAGACTTCTTCAAATTGAGTATCAAGTGTAGCTATGCTTTCTTCAGCCTTCTTTTTATCTGTGTCGTTATATCCGGGGCTATCAACTATGAACTGAAGTTTTTCTTTATTGCTAGAATATCCAGAGTATCTATCGTACCACGCGCTAAACGTTGTATCTTCTCCATCCTCTTGAGTGCTTGTAGCTAAGGCATCTTTTTCCATAGCCATTGCTAGGCCATAAGAATATTCTTGCCATCGGGAGTTAATTTCTCTTGCACCAGCAGCATTTGCTGTTCCGCTTTCTTGGTCTGGGTCTTCTACAGATCCTAATAACAAACCACTAATATGACCTGAAACATTACTTGTTTTTAGTTGTCCATCAGATTTTGGAAGACCCGCAGCATCAGCAATTCTATCTACATCAATCTTATTAATAAGATTATACGTTTTCTTCATTGCTTTTTCTAATCTTCTTTGTGTATCGTCTCTAAGTCTTCTAGTTATGCTAGCTTCAGAAGGCCATTTAGGAGGAATAACATTACCCTTTTCATCTCTTTCTGTTCTTGCTCCCATTATCTTTAGTACATTTTCTCGTGATGTATCAAGATCACCTGTCATGCCTCTATAAAAATTAACAAGATCAGTCTCAATTATCTTAGGGTTGCCTACAATGCTACCGGGTGGGTAGGATGCTATAGCGTTATCAAATGCAACTGAGATCCTTGTTTGGTTTGCATCAGAAGCAAACTGCAATCGCCTTTCTGCGTTGTACTCAGAAGATAACCACCTAGCACCGTCTTCATTAATTTTTCCTGTAGCTGCATCGTACCCAGAAGCGTCTCCCATCCCCCCATACAGAACAGCTTTGCCCGCTTCGGTAAGAGACCTACCTTGAACACCTTTAGGGTTTCTAAATGCTGTGTCTTTGTCTGTTGTTAAGTTAGAAAAACGCATACCGATTGCAAGATCAATTGGGTTTGAATCTCCAGTAGACTTACTTACCTCTGGCCAGTTAGCTGATAAAGATCCAATTTGATCTGTAATTATCATTGACTGTTCGTCTGAAATAAATCTTCTTTGCCCTGCCGCATTGGATTGATTAAAGAATGCACCTGGATGGTGTGTTGCAGCAGCAAGTTCGTCTTCNAAACTACCATTTGAATCTGCTACTCGTTGTTTTAAGATACGAGTCTGAGCTAGTCTTCTTTGCTCTGCTTCTCTAATTTTATCTCGACGAATATTCTCAGCTTCTTTTAAACTAACGCCATTTAAAAACTTATTGATTACCTTGTCTTTTGTTTTTTTAGCAATAGAGTTTGAATCTTCAGTTACGATAGTGCTTAAGTAACTATCTAAAACACCCCTTACAAAATCAGTTCTAGCTCCAGCATTTCCTTTGATATTAGCCATAGTTTCTGCGGTAATTTGTTTAGCTATTTCAACACCCTCTTCAGTACTAAAAAGCAAACTAAAATCTTCATCCCCTTTTAAAAACTCCATCATTGCCACTGCTTGTTGATCTGGTGTAAAGCCCATTGCTGGATCAAGAATTCTAGAAAACTCATCGTGAAGAATTCTTCCGTTCTCAGCCATTGCAGTTTCTAAGGCATCAACAAAAGCTTCTTGGTTATATGCATTAGCTTGTAAAGACCAGTTGCTTTCTTGTTGTTGGAAGTTAAGAGCAATGTCTTCCATTTGTTCAGGACTATTTTCAATTCTTTTCTTTAATTGTTTTTGTAACTCTTGAACTTCTTTATCGTTTTGCATATCCTCTCTGGTTTGAGAAGGATCCCCTTGGTTTTCTAGCATATATTTTGATCTAATTTGATCAATCTTTTGAAGATCTTCAACAGCCTCTGCTCTTGTAGCTTTGTTATTAGCATTCCAATAAGCTTGCGTCTGATCTGCTACACGTTTTTTAATAGTGGGATCTTTAAATGTATGAGGCTCGATTAGCCCTGTCCATTTTCTTTCTAACCATTTCATTTTTTGTTCTGAATCAGCTAGATTATACTCATCAGTAACAGGGGCAGAAGACTGTGGGGAGTATTGAAATCCTTGTTCATCTTTAAATGTTGGTCCAGCAGGCCCAGTAATATATTCTTTGCCTTCATTCTTTGCAGCAGATTCTGCCATAGAAGATTCAATCTCTTTTAATCTATCTTCTTCTTCTGCTTTAAGAAGTGCTTCTCTTCTTTGTTTTCCTTGTTCTTGAGGAATACCCGCCTCAAGAAGACCAGCATTCATTGTAATGTCTTGGGCATTCTTAGCCATTTTAGCTAATTGTTCAAACATTGCTGCACTAGGATCCACACGAGCAGCAGTAAACTGTCTGCCTAATCGGACTTGTCCTCCAGAGACCTGTCCGGGTTGACCTTTAGGTGAAAAAGATTCTGGTGCAACTTGGGTATTGGGTTTAACTGGTTCTGGATTCATCCATCCGGGGTTAATTGGCATTTAGTATCTCCTTAATTACGCTGGGCCTAGACCTGCGCTTACGCCTGCTGTATATCCACCCAGCCCTTGAGCTGCGCCACTAACAACACCACCAATAAGTGGCATTACGGTATCTTCCATCTGAGGTTTAGCAGCCGAACCCATTTGATTTGGAATAAATACATTATTAGTCATACGTGACATCATGGAAGATGTTTGTCGGCTAATATTTCTTATAGACTGTCGTTCGTTCTCTTCGATCTGCATTGTGTTGTCTAAAGCATTAAGAGTTGATGACATAAGCATAGCTTTTTGTGTGCCTCCGCCTGCCATGTTAGCTGTGATAGCACCTTTTGCTTGCATGGTAGATCTATTAAGAGCATTGTTTTGAAATCTTGTTTGCTTTTGTAATGCTACAAGTGATTCATCTTGGAACAGATAGGCTGATTTCATAATAGCACGATTGCGTTCAGCTTGCTTCATCTCTTGGTGGACAGCTTGGAACATTTGTCTTCCGTTCTCTACGCCTTTTTGTAATTCGCCCTCCATCCAAGCCTGTGTGTTAGCTCTGTTACGAGCGGCTGCTGCATTTGAACCAGCAATACCTGACATAACTCCAGAGGCAACACCTGCTACAGCTAATCCTGCTAAAATACCCATTAATCTTCTCCTTTTATAAAATTAAATATCTCATCTAATCTTTCTGTTAGTTCTTCTGTGTATACAATTTTAATTGCAGAAGATGGTTTTGTTTTAAGCCAATTAAAAATATTTAATGTATGCTCTTGTAGTACAGAGTCGGCAGTTAAATTTGTTTTGACACCAAGCTGTTCTTCTTCTAATGCTAGTGTACGCAAAATGCTTTCTCTCTGTGCTTTCTTGTTTTTTCTTTCAATAAACAATACTCTTTTAACTAAATGCGATGGTGTTTGTAATAATACATGACTCCATAGCTTTAATAAACGCCCTTTGTATTTGTCCGTATGAATGCCGTTGTTTACTTCCAACGGATCTACTTCCCAATACCCAGCAGGATTTTGTTCTTCTACATGTATCCACGGAATAAATTTATTGTCTGCTGCAATAGGGATATTTTGTTTAATGGCTTCTTGAAGAATATAAGAAGTACCTACCCTAGGTCCAATGCCTGTTATACCAATCATTACCACCCCCACTGATTACGTTTAGATTTTTTCTTAGGGGTTTCTTTTATTGCACCACTGTGTGATACATAATTACCTGCCCTAAAATCATTAGCCCATTCTTTAACTTCTTCTTCCCAGTTACTTTGCTTCCGCATCTCAACCGCCTTATCAGTACTTAGTACCATAAGATCTTTATAGAACTCTACTGCTGAAGCCAATGCATCAACCCTATCGTCATGCTTAAGGCATCCTCTTAGGTCTGTAAGGCGTGTCAATTGCATTTGGTTCTTCTCATCTTTAGCTACACGACGGTCCCAACAAAGGCGATGCTGAGCCATCACAGGCTCTAGCGTAGAAAGCATTCTAGTTTCTTTGCGTCCTGTTACTCTGAACTCCTCAATGCCTACTCTGCCACAGGTTTCTAGTAATATAGGTGTAATAACTTTAGAGAAAAGACCATCACCAAAGTTAGATTCAATGCGTACAAGATTGATGTTGTACTCAACGCACATTTTAGCAATCTTATTAAGCGTTACGTCACTGTAACCACCGTCCCACCCTGTTAGCTCGTGGATATAGATCATACCACCCGCTGAAGAGGCCACACATACAGCTGTTTCGTCTGCACCACGGCCTGATGGGTCAATAACCATATGTCTATGCTGATAATCTAAGTATTCTTGAGAAACAAACATAGGTTCCATGATCATATCACCTGATAATCCCCAGCTAGGCATCTTTTTATTAGAGTTTTGCCCTTGCCATACAATTTTTTCAGGTGCTGAGCTAACATCTACATCTATTACTACAAGATCAGATAGCTTTAATGGGTATTTATCTGTGTCAGACAGGGTAGTGTCTAGCATGTACTGCAAAGCAAATGCTTTTGGACCAATCTTAGCTTTTCTTTCTAATAACATTTCTTTATCAAACCGTTCAGGCTGTGTAGATTCGCCTGCTTCAAAGTTTAATTCCCAAATCCAATCAGCAATGCCTTCAGCCTCACCCGGAAGAGAAATATCCGGCATCATAGCTGGGTATTTTACAATAGGATAGGATGATTTTAATGTTGTGTAGATAGATTCAGCAGAGTGAGGTGTACCTAAGAACAAAACCCTAGATCCCTTGTTTCTTACGGACTCTAACTCTGTCAACTTATGCAAAAGATTCTCTCTTGCTTCAACAGTTTGTGTATTGGTAGAGATTTCTACATCATCACAAATAACTAGATCAGAGTGCAGCCCTGTAATCTGTGACGTAGAGCCACGAGCTGTACAAGACATGTCCTGAGTAAAGGTTGTCCTTACATTGTGATTAAAACCAAGAGCTGAGTCTTTAGTATGCTCATTAGGGATCATGTGGTTGCAATAAGGTACAACACTAAGGATCTTTCTGGTCTGAGATACAAACTCAATAGCTTTCTGTTGAGTTGCTGATAGGACAAGCACGGTTTTGTCTGGATTAACCAGCATAAACCAAGAGGCAAACATAGCCGTGAGGGTAGATTTACCCGTACCACGGCCAGCTGCCAAGATAAGATCATTTGGTCCCTCTTGAAGCTGTCTTGCAATCTCATATTGCATTGGGGTTGGTTCGCCTAGTCCCAGATACTTCATACAAAAATATACATGATTACGAAAATCATTTAAGACCTCTTCAGTTGGAATCATATGTCACCTACTAGTAAGTTGCTTCTTTAATTTTAAATGGTGCGGATTCAGCCATAGCTTCCTTCACTTTTTGCAGTGCTTCATTAGGAATACTATCAGCTTCTTCTCTATTGTCATTAACAATACCGCGTACCACTGTGTATAAACCTGGACCACACTTGTCGGGATCCCTTAGATCCCGAGCAAGCGCATCCAGTAACATTTCATTTAGTTGTTTTACTTTACTCACTTGGAAATCACTTCTTTAATTTTAGAGATTGGAATAATACAACCACCAATGTAACCTGCTAGTGCCATTAGGCCAGCAAACCAAAGGCTTCCTAGGAAACCGCTAATACTTGCTAAAATCATTTAGACTCCTTCATTTGTTTTTTGTATGCAGCATTAAAATCCTTATCGGTTGCCCGCATGACTGCCACCGCTTCTCGATAGGTAGTCTCTTTGTTTGGATCTTGTGCTTGCAATAGTAACTTTGCCGACTCCTTTTTAGGAGTTGGTATAAACGAACTGAATGTTCTCATTAGTGCTTTGATAGGATAACCTAATCCTAAATACCAAAGAATAACAAAAACTCCAATAACAGATGTACTAATAAAACCCCATTTGATTAAGCCAGCCCACCAAGGGACACTATCTTCAACATTGGGAATTTCTTGGATCACCTCCTCGGCTAGACTTACGATGTAGGCTTGTTCCTTGGATCCCTCACTGGCTTCAACTTGAATTTTATTCACATCAACATACCCGGTTACTCGGGCTTCTTCATTAATACTATCAAAACGACTCTGACTGCTGTGTGCAGTGCGTGCAATTTCCATGGTATTATTACTAATTTTTTCTACGCTTGAGCAACTAACGCCCAGACTCAAGAACACCAAGCCTAATACGTAAACCTTCAATTCTCTCCTCCAGCCTTGCATCAGTAGCTGCGAACTCTAATTGAGAACCAACTAAATCTCTAGCAATTTCTTTAAGTTCAATTAATTCAGCGTGATTATATTCAATCTTTGCTTGGCTTTCTCCTAGCCTAATAAATACTCCTGCTAATCCTATTGCTAGGACAAGGATTTGTAGTACCTGTAATACAGGATTTAAACTATCTTTCTTCATATCCTTCTCCTTTATCTTAACCACGCAGTGGAACTATTAAAGACACCACCTGCTACTGTTGTACAATCACACGGAGAAGCGGCATACAATGCTTTTGCTCTGGTTTCACATGTTCCACCATTATCGTCATAGCCTTCGTACTTCGCTTCAGAGAATGCTGCACAAATACATTCACAATTCCATCCGGGGTGTCCTTCGCCCCATTCTTCTGGAGGTGTAAAACACCAATCAAAATCATCCCATTCTGCTTCTATAGCACATCCAATAGCAACACCACCACCAGAACAACCAGAGACCCCAGCATCAGGAGTATGCCAAGCTCCGGGGTGGTACTCCCACCAATTACCACAGAACGGTTCAACTTGACCACAAGATGTACATTGATAGCCTTGATCGTTAGAGCAATTGCTCCAAATAATATTAGCTGCGGAGTTACTGTAAGTTGCCCAATCAGATTCAGACCAGTCTTGGTTTGCTTCTGTCATTCTAATCATATACACACTAGTAGGCTGGGCCGTGGGTGTGCAACACATGTTAGAATTATTAGGATAAAGAAGATTAATGCCACCGACCGTTTGCCAATCGTCATTACCATTTTCACCGCAGGGACAAGGGGACTGAGCATGACCATGGTGATTTGTGTTGCTCCAACCAGGGTCAAGAGGATCAGTACCGCTCGGTCCGCTATCATCATCATAAGCTCCTGATACTGTACAAGGGCACCAAGGACCGGGAGATAAAATATCACCACCCCATGCATGGCCTACCCCATAAGGGAACCCATCCATTGAGGACCAATCTTTATTAAACTGAAGTAATTTAAATTCATAAGATGCATCAGGCGCTAAGTATTGATTTGCAGCTGGGTCAGGATTAAATCCACTTTCCCATGAATAAACACCAGCACCAATTAAATCTTGTCTACCTGTACTACCAGACCATCCTTCGCTTCCTATTGAAGTACCCCAACACCATTTGTTAGTTGGCATACCAGTAGAATCAATAGAATCAAAACCAACTAATGCAGTTCCACCCGGAGGAAAACTAGAATCACATTTATCTAGTGGCACATTCCAAAAGAAATATTTTGGTAGATTGAATGCAGCTTTTTCTGGGTTAAGTCTCGCATATCCGCTACAAACATCTGAATAAGTAGTTGGAATAGTATCAAGAACCATACCAATAAATTTATCTTGAGTAGCATCATTACTATCCGAAGCATTCCATTCTAATCCAGTACCATTTACATATTTCCATGCCTTAGGCTGAATCCAAAATTCTTTTATTACTGGTTCTGGAGTTTCCCAATCAGAAGCTTCATTAATAAATGGGTTTGCGCTGGTGTGATATTTACCAAAACAAGATGTTCTGTATCTTACAAATAAAAATACTTGACCATCACCATCCCATGTGTGCCATCTATCAGAAGCACTTGACCCATTAGATTCAGCAAAGAAGTTAGCGTCATCTGCATCTCCATTATAGTTTGCAGCAAAATCGTAAGCCGATCCAGTACCGTTTGTCTTGTTAGCTACTAAGGCTACAATAATTTCTTTGTGTGTTGAGTATTCATTAGCAACATCTTTGTTTCTGTTACATGGAAAGTTTCTAGCCCAAATAGAAGCATTAGAGCTTTGACCACAATATCCTCTATTGTTAGTACTATTTGCCGCTACACTAGTATTCCAACTAGTATTAGTAATAACAACCCACTTAGCTGTTCTATCTGCTGGAGAACTAGAGTTATCTAGTTTAACATGAGGCACAGTATTTGTATTGTTTACAGAAGTGTATGATCCTCGATTAAAATCTACATCACTTCTAAATTGAATAGGTTTAATAAGATCTGAAAACGACTCTGCTCCTCTCATATTAAAATAACCTAAGATATCTCCTGTTTGTTGACAAGAGTTTGGTAGGTTAAAAGAAGGTAATTGGTTCTCTACTCCCTTGTTTCCTTGGGACTCAAACTCAAAATACTCTAAGGTATTTGATAGCCTATTAATATTGAGTGCCCTGTCTATGTCAATAGATTGGACATCTTCTATTTCTTCTACTTCTTGATCCCACACTATAGCATTTGTAGCAGAATCCCACCCACCTGATTTGTCTATAGAATTTATAGTAGCTGGACGAACCCAAATTCTTTCAATAAAATTACTAGCAGACTCAGTTAGGCTGTTAATGTTAGGTACTCTTCTAATAATTGTACCCCATGAACCCCACTCTAATTTATTAAGAGGGTATTCTCCGTTATCATTTGTTGCACTTGCTCCGGGTTGAACCCAGTTATATCTTGTATATTCTGTTGCAAAACTTTGTGGGTCTTGTCCATAGTTTGTAAAGAACCACAATGATTTGTTTAGTCCTTCTCCTTTTTCAATCAAGTCAGGCAAAGCAACAAAAGATCCTTGTGTATACCACTGAGGATAATTAGAAGTACCGGGATTATTAAACTGACACCACTCACAGTAGTGATCTTGTCTCCAGATAGCTCCGTCTTGGGGATTATCAGCACCGGGAAGATGAGGGTAGACTTGAACCGGCGTGCCAGTAAGATCTCTAATCCAAATTTCACCAATCTCAAAAGCTTTTCCGCTAAAATCTCTAGCCCACACGCCATCAACTTCTACAGGATTGCCACTGTTGTCTCTAATCCATAGTCTGTTTTCATCTTCTGCACCCATTACGTCCTCTTTCTAAAAATAATTTGATTAGGAGGACCGGACTCATCTGCGGGATTTGCAGTGGCTTCAATCACTTTGAAATACGGTGCAGACTGTGCGTTTGTTTCTCCGGGGTATCTATAGTTATCATTAGAGCCATTGTTTCCATTATAAGTTAAAGCTAATTGGCCTTTTACTACAGGTTTTTCTCTATCAACAGCGCCTACCATGTAAGGATGAATGGCATCAGACTCATTGCCACTAGAAGGGGATGTACCATCAATCCTAGTGGTAGCATGGTTTGGCTCTGCGTGATCTAACATGTTAGCCACTGTGGTTGCAGACACCCCAGTAATAAACCCACCAGAAACTACAACGCTAGCCATTTGAAATGTACCGTCTGTATCTAAATCAACATCTGTTTTTCTAACTGCGTGTTTGTTTGAAGTTGGTGCATCATTTACAATAAGCTTTTGAAAGTTAGACGCAGTTTCACTTGAGCTAATTACTGTTCCTGATGTAGTAACATTACCGTTGGAAGCAATGCCCCAGTTTGTAGCTGATACAGCATTACTTTCCATAGCTAGTGTACCATCGCAGTTAATACCACCATTAAACTCGGCTGATTGTGTAAACTCAGCTGTACCTGTAACAAGAATAGTATCACTTGCTGCATTACCTAAAGTAGTGTCTCCATTGACTACAAGGTTTCCTGATAAAGTTAAGTTAGCTACAGTAAACACACCTTCTACTTCTAAATCCCTAGTCCAAATTTTTCTCCATTTTTTATTAGTAGCACCTAGATATAATCCATCACTTCCATCTGTTGAGTTTGAAGTAGGTTCTAGGTTTCCTGATACAGTTAAAGCACCTGTGAGTGCAGCACCAGAAATAGCTAATGTCTCGCAAGCAATAGCAGTAGGGGTAATAGTTGTAGCAGAACCATCATTACTTTTTACATATATAATAGCGTCTGCATCAGTAGACCCTTGAACTGTAAGTGTTGCTACATCTGTAGAAGATAACGTACCTAAGGTAAATGTTGCAGTGTCTCCACTGTAAGCCCAAGTAGATTTTCCACCAGTAGAACTTAAGGAGGTAATGAATGTACCTTCAGTCTTAGCAATAAAGTCCCCAGCAAAATCACCGGCTGAACAACCACAGCCACCGCTGGCTGCTGAAACAATTTCAATTAAATCAATATTCTGTGCCATTAGTTTTCTCCTTAGGTGGGTTCCTTGTGTGGTCTAGCGGGTAAGACGTATACAGTAGTAGCTGATACTGCAAGACCAACAGGGTCTACAAGTGCGCCAGCTGACGTAGGTCTGGTCTGTGTAATGTTGCCAGTTCCACTAAGCCAACAATAGTTTCCTACTTCTAAGCTTGAGAAACCACCAACAGAACCAGAGAAAATAACATTAAACGATTGGTTGCCATTTGATCCAGTCTTATCATCAATCACGCCAATAGATAATTTAGAAGGATCAGATGCTACAGATTTAGTCCATAACCCTGAGCCATTATCTAAATAAACAACATCACGATCACTGAGTGCTGTGTTAGATCCTGTAATAGCAAGGGACAATCTGTTTGTTGCTGGGATACTTCCTGTTTCTTTAGAAATAACTCCGTTAGCATCAGCTGAAAGATAGGTAGCATTAGCTAGCGTTGCATCTTTAAACTCACCTCCGGTTACAGTACCAGTGACAGTGGCGGTTCCTATAGTAGTAATATTTCCACTATCAGCATTAAAAGTTAACCTAGAAGTATAGTTATTACTAGAGCAATTATCTACAGTACCTAAAGTTATACTTCGTAAGAACCTAATGTCACTAACGGCTACTCCTCCACCAAATCCAACAAACGAACCATAACAATCTTTGTTAATTGTGGAGCCAAATACAATGTGAGGAGAGTTTAAAGCTGTTAAATCTCCTCGTGTCTTAAAGTCTTCCCAGACTAAAGTTTCATTAGTTGATCCGTCAATAGTAAATACATTGTTGCTCCTATCGTTATCTGTAGCGTCCTTATCAATAACTTGGAAAGAGGGTTGACTGTCTTTTCCTTTAATCCCCACAACAGGAGAAAAAGTTTCTTCTACTCCCGTAAAATTAAAAAATGTGCTGGTTCCAGTCGTTTGATTAAAGTAAGAATCCATATCTACATGAAGTTGAGAACGATCTAAATGAAGTTTACCAATGGCTGAGCTTATTAAACCAAAGCTAAGAAGGTTCGTATTATTATTACTTAAGACTTTTACTAGATCAACAGCTTGATTAGCATGTGCTTTAATATGAAGCGCTTGAGCATTAGCATTTTGCGGTTCAATTGTATTCCACGCAAGCTCTGTTGTATCAATCCCCGGAATTTTTCTAATATATTGTAGATTATCTAACGAAGAGTCTGGTGCAACATTAGTCCAGATATTACTGCCGCTTGTTGGTTGATTAGCTGTTTCACTTGTATGATCCACCCCAGAATACCAAATTAAAAGAGTAGTTTCTGTTGTATTAGGATCATCATGAAGGACAGTATCACCAACTACATAAGGGTAATCTGCTTGCCAGTTAGGTAACGTTAAAGAACTAAAGAAATTATTAACTTCTGCTTTAGTATAATAGTTTGATAATTGTGCAGCAATGTAAGTATAAATGTTATCGTCATCAGTTACTACTGTACTATCTAGCTCTTGGATAAGATGAATGGCTTGTAAGTTTACTACATTAAGATCATCTGCATCAAGCTTAGCTCCATTTTTAAAACTAATAAACAAACTTTCTGATGTATCTCTTAACAGCCTAATCTCATGCGTAGATGCATTTATACTAGCAGGAAGTTCAGCACCACCTGAGGTAAAAGTTGCATTGGATAGACTAACAGTATTAGAAGAAGAATTATATGTCTCACTCCATGATACTTTTGTTAAAGATACCCATTCAGTAGCTCCTGTAGTTCTATAAAAAACTTTAAGTTGGGAGACACCCATTTCTGGGATCAAAGATAAATAAGAATCCCAAGTTACTGAGTCTACCTCATACGTAGTAGCTGTAAAAATCTTTTCAATTACAGTTGATGCTGTTCTATGTGACATTTATAACTCCTTATGTTGAGAAGACACGTTTTTGTGGGGTATCAGTAACTGAGAACTCAACCCTAACGCTAGATGGGATACCCAACCTAACGAATTGGATTGCTGTCTCAACGCTCACAGCTGCAATACTGTCTGTCTTAAGAGCCTGCAACTGGGCAGGGTCATTAGCAGTGTCACTAGTGCCATCAGGCTGTCTGACTGTAGCTGCACCATCAAAGTCAGTTGCAACATAATCAGCTAGCCAGCTAAGTGCTTGATGCCTGTAGTCAAAGTCAGGACCATCAAATTCATCAGCATATAAATCAACTACACCAATTCGTTTAAGCCTAGGAACACTAAGCACTAGATCAAAACCATCTCCGGTCTTAGATCTAATCTCAATATCTAAATCCTCATAAGGATATGATTCCCATACCTTAACTACATTAGCATCAAAGTCTTCAGGATAAATATGGTGTCCGTTATTTTCACTTGATGCACTGCCAACTTTAGTAGACCTAGTATCACCTGAGTTTGCTGAACCGTCAATGAATTTTTCAATAACAGCTCTAACTTGATAGCAACTTGCGTCAGGGCAGTCAAGTGTTGAGACCTTAGGAGTTCTAAAGCGTACACTAAAGACATACTCATCCTTTAGATCAGGAAGAACATTAGCTAGATTACTAAATACTTGGTTAGCCGGAATCAAATACGAATAGGCAGAATCTCTTGAAGCTTCTTTAGTAGCAGAGAAACCAGAAGCATCTTCACCATCAGCAGGAAGTAGCGAATATTTATTGTCACTATCTAATGCAAGGTGAGCTTTATTAAATGGATTAAAGTGTGACAGTTCATTATACTTTGTAGAATCATTGGCACTACCATTACTGTCAGCTGTAGTATCCTTACCAAGAATCAACCACTTCCAATAGAACCAATTGTTTCCTGTTGCTCCAAGGAATGTTTCTTGTGTCTTGGTAGCATAGGTTACGCCACCATGAGTAGAAGAATTGTATGGATTAGTATTATCTGTCATTAAATCCATATCACCAAGTGCATCAATGTTACCATCCCATTGTAATAGACTTGGTTCTGCTGCACCTACGCCATTGCCCCATAAGTGAGACAAGTAGTAAGTCACAACAAGAGGAACGTTTTTAGTTGACTTCCATACCCAACCATTTGTTGTTTCTGATGTACTACCAGCAGCTTCTTTGTCGGTTTGCTTAAGAGTATTATAAGTATACATAGGATAGATAAGCTCATTAGTAAAGTCTAAGTATGATTTTACAGTAGGAGTTGAGCTACTATTAGTAGCGTTTGGATAATCCTTAAGTGGATGTGAGCTTGCATAACCATAGTTAAGAGCAGTATCCCAATCAGTTTTATTAATCACTCTTCTAATAGAATTTAAGTACCTATCTTCTGAAGGTTTATTCTGAGGAGTTCCTGTTAAGATATTACCATTACAGTTTGTATCAATACAGTGAGGACCAAAGCCAGAACACCTAGATTTTTCTGGGTCAAACACAAAGCTCTTGATGTTATTAATAAACAACTTGTTCTTATGTGTATTATTAGAATCACCACTAATGCTTTGCCAGTTTCTATAATAAGCTGTATTAGTTGTAGTTGAGTTAGGAGTATTATCTCCGTCTAGTTCCCCAGCAGAGGACGTGCCTTCTGCATGATCTAGATAATCAAAGTCTCTAATATCAAAGTAAGATATTGGGTAAGCAGATAATCCAGTTCCGCTTCTACCTTCTGCTCTGCTTAATTCCCATCGCAAGGAAGCGTGTATAGCACCACCACTAGTAACACTGTTTACTTGTTCAGTAATTTTAGTTACTAGGTCACTGGTTGCATCAATTGTTTGTGCTTTAATCTGTGCAGCTGCTGCATAATAACCAATACCAAACGAAGTAATGGCATTAGGCACTAGTTTCTTATCAAGATTAGTAATACAAGTGCCAGCATTAGACCACTCGGTTTGGACAAGACCATCGCAATCAGAAAGATAGTAGTTATCTAACGTAGAATCTGAGCCTAAACTATAACTAACCCAGTCAGTAAAGTCAAAGACATTAGTAATAGCCTTAACTTCGGTCTCTAGGTTCCTGTCAGTCCAGTTAGTACCATCAAACAATAAGAAGTCACCTGTTGATACAGTACCTAGACTAATGTCTGAGTGATTGCCTACAGGAACTTGCTGTACGATTTGCGTAGGCGAAGAACCAATAAACCCACCAGTACCATCCCATGATAAGACACTGTTTACTTGCACGGCACTTAAATCAAAGTTAACAGGCAATGATGTTGGAGGATCAAAGGTGATGATAGGATCTGAAGCGTCATTGTCCTGCCCACCAGTAAAGTTCCATGCTGTATTAGCTTGACCAGCACCATTAGCGTTCATCCTAGCGTTAAGCTCTGCACTATGTGTTAGGTTTTGTAAGTTACCAACTACTCCTGCTACACTTTG